CACTTATTACCACTTTGACTTTGCAGATGGTCAAGTTTCCGATGGGGAAATGTTAAATTTTATAAGCACTGGGTTTACGCCACTCGCAGACCCAGAAGATCAGCCTGGGTCATTCGGGGAGTCTTTTCAGCAAAACCAAACGATAAACGGCGTAGCTGGGGCGATTGCTGCTTTCTGGTTTTTTGAGAGTGACACGTACATCCACGCTGTGCTGAAGAACTCTTTAGGGAACTATCGGCACTGGTCTATAGGGCAGATTGTTAAGTTGGGTAACTGGTTTGGCGGCGAGTACATAACAAGTCACGAAATGTCTACAAACTACATTAACAATGCAATATCATATAGGCATAGAATCCCGTTCGATGGCTCTGATGGGCGTAGTGGTAGCGCACACAGAAGTACTGCCATCTATGCAACTAAAAATGGGGGGGCTGCATTGGATCTTGCACCAGATCCAGATACAAAATGGTGGTGCGCAGCACCCGCGCAAGGACCAGGGGTGGATGGCGATTCCAATCCCAGAGGCTCTGGTTTATGTGAAGGCCCAAGGGGAGGCTTTAAATCCCCACTATTTGGCATCGGCCCATCTGTGCTAACAGGCCAAGCTCCCCTCTTTGATATTGCGTTTTACGCGGTGAACATAGACCCCTCCCCTGACCGGTACATGCTGCTAGGATCAATGCCAGACGTGCGTTTTGTAAATATAAAAACGTTAGCCGCCGAGTCTGAGTACACTATTGGTAGTGATACTTGGCTAATATTTCCAGTGTGCAGGAAGGGTGCTGAAGTAGGTGAAGAGCAGAGTGAAAACTTTGGCTACGCCTATAAGAAGGTGCTGGCCTAGTGGCGAATTACGGGGGCGCTATTGCCCCCATGATACCAGCGTCTTTTGATGAAGATGAATTCATCCCTAGAACTGTGCCTGCTCCTTGGGTATTAGGCTCTTTGAGTGTTGATGCCTCTCGCCCAATTGGTGGCAATAACACTTCCATAGGGGGTGTTGTCTCCGTTAACAATAGAACTTTCACAACTGATAGGGGTGGGCGGGAGTCTTGTATTGGGGCTGCACCAAAAGACGGTCAGATGATGGGCTGGGATTGGTTTGAGAAAATAGTACACAAACCAACTACCATCCCATTAGGCGCTTTTGTTGAGGCCCAGAGAGAGTTGTATTTTTACTCCACATACCGCAGATCGGACTTAACACTATCGGCGATAACTCTTACAACTGGCGCTGGGACAAGTATTACTGACGCCCCTAGCTTGCTATATACACTGAATGACCAGACCGGAATACCGCAAACCTTTCTCGCGGAGGAAGATGGCCCGGCGATAATTGACGGCAATATAACTTACACTTTCAACGGGGTTGATATTTTAATTCCCGTAACAGGTTTACGCGCTATCCCTATGCCGTGGCCTGCTGAAAGTGGTATATCAGAGAAGCTGTCATGGAAGACTGATATTCTTAAAGCATACTCGCAAGAGACCCGCAGAGGTTTGAGAGATGCCCCCCGTCGTGAATTATCTTATTCAATGGTACTTGAGAGGCAAGACCAAGAAGAGTTCGAGGTGGCGCTATCAAACCAAGTTAATGCCTTTGCAGTGCCTTGCTGGTGGGATCAGAGGATTGCCGGTGGTAGTTTGATTACAGGGCAAGATTTAATTGATGTCGACACTACAAACTCGGAGTTCATTCTCGGCCAGTTAGCGATGATTTTCTACAGCACATCGGTCTTTGAGATAAAAGAAATAACAATTTTAACAGATACACAGATAGGCTTCGATGTTGGGCTTTCAATGGATTACCCAAGCGCAATGATGATACCAACATTTGCAGGCTATGTTCGCAGGTCGGAGTCTGATATTGTTGATGTTGATCTGTATAAGGCGAGAGTGTCGTTTAGCTTATTAAATCACACCGCAAGGGCTGCCACATCTCATACCCAGCACCGTGGCATCGATGTACTTACAGATAGAAATGTTTTATCGAAGAAAGTACCTATCAGGATAACGCAGGCGCGGCACTTTAGAGACAATGGCATTGCAGGTATCAAGCCGTTCGCCAAGGAAGATAGAAGCCGGGTTATAACTTCTCAAAACTGGGAAGTGCAAGGCAATGAGCAAAGGAGTAATCTTAAAGACTGGCTTTATTCTCGGTATGGAATGCGGAAAGAATATTTTAAGCCATCATGGCAGAATGACTTTATAGCGGCTGGCGACTTGGTTGCAGTAAATGCGTTTTTTGATGTTGATTCTACTAATTACGAACCGCCTTTTGATATTCAGGCAGAGTTATTAGATGGTAGTTTAAGCCATCACCAAGCGCTGACGAAAACTGATATAGGCGGAGGTGTAGACCGCCTTAATTTATCCACCGTAACTGGCATTGATGCGCTGTTATCAGAAATAAAAACGATTAGCATGTTGAGGCTACAGCGACAAACGAAAGACTCGACGACACTGAAATACACTAATCTCGAGATGACGGCGGCAAGCGTGGGGTCTACTGATGTTTGATGACGACCATAAATCGATAGAAGATAGCAACCAAGTTCAGCTATTCACGGTCACAGTGGGGACGGTGATTTATCGATATACCTCTGCTGAGATTGACTTAGTAGCAGGTGGCAATACTTACGCAAGTTACCCAGGGCTAGAGACCACACCGCTGGCTAGCTCAGGTGAGCCTCAGAAAAACGAGGTTGAGATTTCGATAGACGTTGATGATGATCTTGCGGTTTATTTGCTGGCCTATATTCCTGCTGTAGAGATAAGAATTCTAATTGAATCGCTTGAGCGAGATGACCCTGACGCAGAAAGAGTGCATGAGTGGTCGGGTGTTTATTTAAGATATGAGGCGAATTATCCAAACTTTAAAATCGTATGTGTTCCGCTAGATACTGAATTGCAGCGTGATGCGCTTTCCACCTCTTTCGGTGTGGGCTGCCAGTGGACGCAATACGATGCATCAACGTGCGGCCTAGCGCCTGCTGATTTCGATATTGCCGCGACTATAACCGGGCTTGACGGCTTGACGGTTACGGCTGACACTATATTGAACGGGGTCTCATCCGAGCATTATGTGGGCGGCCAGATGACGCTAGAAGGCCCATACGGGACAGAGTACGCATGGGTGATTTCACAAGATGGCGCGTTTGATTTCCAGATAGACAGAAACTCGCCAGCGCTAGTTGTTGGCGCGTACATATCGCTGGTCGCTTCATGTCGTGGTAGTTTTGACCGGTGCAAAGATCCGGCGCTATTCAACAACAAAGTTAATTACATGGGCGCTCCACACGCAAATAAATTGAATCCTTTTTCCGCCGATGTTCGGGGTGAGTTTTAATGGAGTGGGTTATATTTTTTTTGGTGATGGCAGCGGTAATGCTTTTAATGCCGCAGCCGGAATTGCCGGGGCCGTCGAAAGGTGACCCGCAATTACCAACAGTGTCACAATCTCGAAAGGTGCCGTATGCCGTAGGCTTGTGTCTTATTAAGGGGCCGAATGTTCTAGATGCTGGGTCGTATTCAACGCGGTCGATCAAAAAGAAAAGCGGTGGGTTTGGCGGTAGCAAGCAAGTCGTGGCAACGCGGTACTTTCAGACGATAGAAATGGCCATCGCATGGGGTGTTGGAGAGCTTCGCGGTATACGTGCTGGTGATTATCAGGCGTGGTCAGGGGTATTAGCCACAGATCAGACTTTTGAAATATCAGCGGCGTCACTATTTGGCGACCGTAAGCAAGCAGGCGAGGGCGGGATGGTTGGCCCTGTAGACTTCATCACAGGCACGGGCGGCACAGTGTCTAGCGCTATGGAGTCTGAGACCGGGCGAGACCAGCCAGGCTACCCAGGGCTAGCGCGGTGTGTATTCCGTGGGCCGTTCGAGTGGGGTAATGCTCAAACCTATAAGCCAGTTCAATTTGAGTATGCCTATTTTCCTGATGGGCTGTCGCAAGGCAATCACAAGATAGGAGATCAGGCCAACGCTGCTTATGTGATCTATGATTTATTTGCTAGCAATCGGTATGGTCTAGGCCATGTGGCTGCGTGTAACCCGGCATCACTGGTGACAATGGCCGCAACGTTATATGCGGAAGGTCTCGGCATTTCTCGCGTTTGGTATGACGCGTCGGCGGCTGATATTGAAGCTGAGATATTGCAGTTGGTTGACGGGATTCGGTATAGAAACCCAGTAGACGGCACAGTTACTTACTTGCTAGTCCGTGATGATTTTAATGTTTTAACAATTCCGCACGTAGATGATAGCGCAATTATTCAAATGAAGATCCGAGGCGAAGGATTGAGCTATGTGGCCAGCCGCTTGTCTGTTGAATACGTTGATATAGAAGCGGGCTATAAAACGATAAAAGTAACAACGCAAAACACTGCGGCAAGATCGGCGCTAGGCCGAGTTGTACCTGTGACTATCTCGCACCCAGGCGCAGGAACATCGGAAAACGCACAGAAAATATCGACCAGAGAAGGACTAAAGCGCACAAGGCCACGAAGATCGGGAACTCTAAAAGTCAATCGCACTGGGTGGAACTACCTGCCCGGCGATACTATCAGGGTCAGTTATTCGCCTTATAATATAACAGATATGCTTGTGAGAATTATCGACCACAGCAAGGGCAGTTTAGCCGAAGGCACCGTCGTTATAGAGTGGCTTGAGGAAATATTCGAATACGGCAAGACAATGTCAAAAGTAGAAGACACAACGCAGGAAAATTACCAGCTAGCGCCTGCGGGTATAAGTGATTTCTTTATTGTCGATGGGCCGTGGTTCCTTGCGGGCGGCATGGCAGAGAACACTTTATTCATGGCGGCCAAAGATCCTTCGGCTAGCTCTGGGTTTCGGTTTGAGTCACCGCTAGGCACTGCTAGAGGTGATGGTACATTTGGGGGAAAGCTGACAATAAGCACTCTAGCATCGGTCACAGATACAATTATTGTACTGAACGGAATATCTCCAATTCCATCGGGCGAGAAAGTATCAATTGACGCGGTAAAGTCAGACTTTTCCGGACAGTATTTAATCTACGTATTAACTACTGACGGATATGAAATAATAGGATTTAACGAGGTTGATTACGATGCCATCAATGATGAGACTACGCTGTCAGGCTGCATTAGAGGCTGTCTTGATACATACCCTAAAAGCCTAACTGCGCTTGATGATGTTTGGTTCGCATCTGATCTTAATGATGTGGGACAGAGTTATTCATCTGGCAACCAAAGCACGTATCATATCGATATAACGCCGCTTGGCGAATATGCATCGCCATCGGTTCACGTTCACACAATGGAAAACAGGCAGTCAAAGCCCGCCCCAGCCGGTAACGTGAAGATCAATGGCGCTCACTACCTAGCGTCACTCACTGGCAATATAACGGTAACATGGAGCCACAGGGACGCAGACACGCAGAACGTTAGCGGTATTGTGCCTTTTGCTGATGCAGGAACAGGCGCGGCGCCAGCCAATATTGAGTACGACGTTTACTTCTATAATAATATCGGTGGTGCATTGCTTGAAAGCCAGCTAGCGATCACTGGTGAAACATCTACTTTAACGAGTTTCCCTAGCGATTACCCTGAACTGAGGGTCGAAGTTATAACCCGCAAGATAAGTCCTATCGCTCAGTCATATCAGAAGTTTGAGCACGTTCTTGATTACACTGCGTAGCTTTTGATTAATCGTTATCACTCCATTCCGCCATTATGCTGCGCAGGCTTTCATTAGCAATTATTGCTATTTTTTCTGGTATTTCATGTTGATGTATTATGTCAACGCTAACGCCAGTTCTTTCCTTTATAATACGAACAAGCGAGTCAGGCCCGCAAGACTCAAGCGCGTCAATATGCAGTTCGATACTGCGCGGAGCTTGTCCTTTCGACTGCCATCGATTGTATGTTGATGTAGATACGCCTAGCACTTTAGACATATTTACTTTGCTCAAATCGAAGTGCTCGCGGTGAAATTCTAACTCAACCCAGTTAATCATTATCAGACCCCAATGACGCAGCCAGGTTGGCCGCTATCACTCTATTCAATCTGTACGCCTTAGCAGCCAGGGCTTGCACATCACACATAGGCATGGCGGTTAACTGCTTAGTTGTATCAATCGCCGCAATGTCCATAATCGCACGACAGGCGTCGGCGTCATCGGCTATTACATCGATCACCAGTTCAGGATCGTCTCCGCCCATAATGTATTCTATTTTCCCAGCAATAGCTTTGTTAAGTTCTGCCATCTTTGCAGTTTCTTCGATGATTCT